ATGAGGATGCTTCAGGCACTCCTCGTATGTACACACACGCAGATGGACAATTTCAATTGTACCCAACTCCGAGTACCGACACAGATTTTGAGTTGCTTTACTATCAGAAGCTTGATGCTTTGAGTGGTAGCAACGCAGATAATTGGCTTTTACTAGAAGCACCTGATGTATACCTCTATGGAGCGTTATTACACTCAGCACCCTATCTAGCAGAAGACCAAAGGGTAGCTGTATGGGCGCAGATGTATGGTGCATCAATACAGCGATTAAACGAAGCCTCAGACAATGCACGTTATAGTGGCTCAGGCTTAAAACTTAAAGTGAGAGGATTAGTATGAGTTTTACAAACTTTTTAGAAACAGAAATCTTAGACCATGTATTTGCAGGGGCAGCTTACACAGCACCCGGCACAAAATACTTAGCTTTGTTTACAGCTATTGCAGATGGTGAAGCAGGTTCAGTTACAGAAGTATCTTCATCAGGTACAGCGTATGCAAGACAGACAGTTGCATTTACTACTTCAGGAAATACTACAAGTAATTCAGGAGCTGTGGAATATCCAACAGCAACAGGTTCAGGTTTTGGTACTGTAACTCATGTAGGTGTATATGATGCATCAACATCAGGTAATTTGATGTGTTATGCAACATTATCATCAAGCAAGGCGATTGCAGCAGGTGATGTATTTCGTGTACCAGCAGGTGATTTAGATATTACGCTAAACTAATAAGAGCTAGTAAATGGCTTTTGAATATGGCGAATCGTATTATGGTTTACGAACCTTTGGTTCTAGTGCTGGTGAGGTAAAAGATGCTTCAGCTACAGTAACTGTAGCTTCTACAATCACTTCTTCAGCAATCAAAGTACGAATTGCAAGTGCTACAGTAAGTGTATCGGCTAGTTTAACATCTGTAGGTGAGGAATTTATATTAGAAGAATCTAGTTCCTCTGTCACAGCAACATCTTCTACAACAGCTACAGCTAATAGAGTACAAAGTTCAGGTGCGTTGGTTGCAGGTGCATCATCGATTACAACTATAGGTGAAGAAGTCCATCTTGGTAGTGCGACAGCAAGTGCAACATCTACGATAACAGCAGAAGCGATTATATCTGTAGCTGTCGATGGAGCAATGACTTCAACTTCAACTATATCTGCGACTTGCAACAGAGTACATCTCGCAATTGGTACAGTAAGCGTTACATCAGGAACTGCCACGATAGGTAGAGAAAAGTGGGAAATTATTTCAGTAACACCGATAACATGGACACCAGTAGTCAATGATTCGGTAACATGGACACAGATAGCGGCTTAATATTATGGCATTAATACCTTTACAATTACCACCGGGCATATATAGAAATGGAACAGATTTCGAGTCTTCCAATAGATGGCGAGATGCAAGTCTTGTCAGATGGCATGATGGTTCATTAAGACCAGTTGGAGGATGGACAAGCAGAAAAACGAGTGCATTTGCAGATACACCAAGAGCTTTGATTTCTTGGTTTGACAATTCAAATCTTTCAAGATTAGTAGGTGGTTCATACAACAAACTAATATATATCACTCCTTCACACGTTCTCCACGACATTACACCAGCAGGTTTGACTTCAGGTGATTTACATGGTGCATTGACAACAGGTTATGGTGGTGGTTATTATGGTATGGGCAATTATGGTGTAGCTCCGATAAGTACAGGTATTTATGAAGAAGCGACAACATGGTCGTTAGACAATTGGGGTGAGTACCTTCTAGCGTGTTCTTCTAAGGATGGAAAGATTTACGAGTGGCAACTCAATACATCAGTTCTTCCGACAGCATTGACAAACGCACCAGTAAGTAATAATGCAATAGTTGTGACTGAGGAAAGATTCGTATTCGCCCTCGGTGCAGGTGGTAATCCAAGAAAGATTCAATGGTGCGATAAGGAAGCAAACACAGTTTGGTCAGCCGCAGCTACAAACGAAGCTGGTGATTTTGAATTACAGACTACTGGTCAAATCATGTGTGGAGTAAGAATGAAAGGTCGAACACTTATCCTGACAGACACCGATGCACATACAGCAACATACTCAGGCTCACCATTCGTTTATGGTTTTGAGAGAGTTGGTACAGCTTGTGGTGTAGCATCAAGAAAAGGTGCAGTTGCTGTCGGTGAGGGTGCATTTTGGATGGGGAAAAAAGGATTCTACACTTTTGATGGTTCAGTAGCTACAGAATTACCCTGTGAAGCACTCGATTATGTATTCGATGACATCAATACTTCACAAATAACCAAAGTCTATGCAGTACATAATTCACAACATGGAGAGATATGGTGGTTCTATCCTAGTGCAAGTAACCTTGAAAACAACAGATATATTTCATTTGACTACAAGGAAGGTCATTGGAATGTAGGTGTTTTAGAAAGGACAGCAGGTGTTGATTTAGGTGTATTCGGTAACCCTATATGGGCAGATGCAGATGGTGACTTATACAACCATGAGACAGGTCATGAACATACAGGCTCAACCAAACCATATGCTGAATCAGGCTCTATTAGTCTAGGAAATGGTGACCAAATTATGCGAGTAACCAATCTGATTCCTGACGAGAAAACGCAAGGACAAGTCAATGTGACGTTCAAAACCAGATTCTATCCAAACGATACAGAGACATCACATGGTGCATATACTTTGACAAACCCTACAGATGTTAGATTTACAGGTAGACAGGTAAGAATCAAAGTTCAGGGTGTAGGAAATACCGATTGGAGGTCAGGAATAATGCGAATAGAGGCTAATGCAGGAGGTAGGCGATGAGTATAGCGAATCCACCACCACCATTAGGTAGTAACTGGAGGATATGGGGAGCAAGTATTAATAGATTTTTAGTTTCTACTAGGAATACATTGCAACATAAAGATTCAGATTCTAAGGCAACCGAAGATGGTATATTAATGTGGGATGAGGCTCAAGACTGTCCTGTAGTATCAAAAAATGGTGCTTGGATTAAACTTAAATTAGACCCATGAATATACAAGATAAGATATTAAATTGTAGGGAGTGGATTGAATCTGCCTTAAATAAAGGTGGAGATACACATGACTTTAAAGACATTGTAGATGGTGTTTTAAGTGGACATATGCAACTATGGATGGGTTCAAATGGATGTGCAGTAACTGAAATAGTAGTGTATCCTAATAAGAAAGTGCTACACGTATTCCTAGCTGGTGGTAATCAAGGGTATGGAATTAAACAAATTACGGACATGCATGATGATGCAATGGAATGGGGAAAGGCACAAGGCTGTACTGGTATGACAGTAGCAGGACGTAAAGGTTGGAAAAAAGTTTTGCAGTCAAAAGGATGGACAGAGCAGTTCACAACATTAATAAAGGAGTTTTAAGATGAGTGGTGGAAAAGGTGGTAGCAAAACAACAGAAACAACGATTCCTGATTGGATAAAAGACCCAGCAATTAGGAACTTGCAACGAGCTGAGGATGTTCAAAGAATTGAATACATGCCTTACTATGGTGCAGATGTTGCGGCATTTACTCCAACACAAAATGCTGCTTTTGATGCGAATATAGGTGCGGCAGAATCGTTTGGTTTATTAGCTCCTAATACACTCACAGCTACAAGTGGAATGCCTACTCCAACAGATTTTGATGGATTTACAGGCTATAGTTCACAACCAATGTATGAGTCTGCACTAGCTGAATTAAAAGCAAATCAACCTGATGCAGTAGCACAATATGATGCTTTGTTTGGTTCTAATGTTCCTACCACTTGGGGTGGTGGAGGTGGTGGAGGCTTTAGGGGTAGTGCAAATGTAGGTATAACATCTACACCAACACCAACTGATACTTTTACACCTAATTATGATACGTCTACATGGTCACCTGAGTTACAAAAAACACACGCAGAACAGATTAGTCCAACTAGCACAGTTAGTGAATCTGACAATGCTTATAGAAATTTGAAACCAACAAGAGATTATAGTGCAATAAAAAATCAATTGGCTCAAGAAAGAGCAGCAGGTGTAGGTAATTACGCACCATCACCAAATGTAGCACCTTCACCACATTTAGAACCAATTACGTTTACACCAAGAAACGTAGCTACGCTTAATGCACCAAGAAATGCTGTAGCAACACCAGCAATAACACAAGTTGCGAGAGCGCCAGGTGGACAAGCATTAAATAGTGGAAGAATAGTAAATATGACGTTTGGAAACGAAAAAAACTTTCCAAAAAATCCATTAGGTGGAAGTTATTAAATTTAACAGGAGATAAGAAATGGCAGGTCAAGCATTACCAGGTGGACAAACATCACCACCTAATATAAACAGTTTAGCCGCTCAAGGTATTCAGGGAGCAGGTATGGGAACTGCACAAGGTATGCAGTACAGTCCATTATCTGTTAGTGCTAATCAGTTAAGTTCAACAAATTTAACACCTTACATGAACCCTTATACGGATGCAGTTGTAAAAGCTAATGAAGCTGATATTTTAAGAGGAGCGCAAATAGGACTTGACCATTTAGGTTCACAAGCACAAATGGCAAACGCATTTGGTGGTTCACGACATGGTGTTGCTATGGGTGAAATGGGTAGAGGTGTAGCACAACAACTTGCCCAATCATCGGCAGGACTTAGACAAGCAGGTTATGGCAATGCACAACAGGCAGCTTTAGCTGATATTAGTAATAACATGCAAGGTCAATTAGCTAACCAACAAGCTGATTTATCAGGCGCAAGTCATAGGTTAGGAGCATCAGGTCAGTTAGGAAACATAGCTAATCTTGGATTTGGTATGGGTCAGACTGTTAATCAAAATCTAATGGCACAAGGTGCAATGCAACAAGCGTTACAACAGCAAGTAATGGATGCTGCGGCTCAGAAATACGGACAGTACACAGGACATCCTGCACAGGGTCTTGCTTACTTAAATGCGGCATTAGGAGTTACTCCAACAACACCACAGACACAAGTTACTTCAAAGCAACCTGGTCTGTTTGATTATCTAACACTAGGAGCTAGTGGTTATACTGGAGGTACATAATGACTATAGGTTTAGGAAAAATTGTAGGATTAGGTTTACTAAGCCAGTTTATGGGTGGTGGTAAAGGACTTTTAGGTGGTGAAGAGCCACAACAACCTACACAAACAGCAAGTAACAACACCAATCAAGGTGGTGGTGGATTCCTAAGTGGTATAAGTAATCAAATGTTCAAAGGTATGAGTCCTGAACAGGTTGCACGTCTTGGTATTGGATTTAACTCTATGAGATTAGAACCTGATGACAGTATGGCGGCTTCTTTTCAGTCAACTATAGATACTGCAACTGCAAAAACTAATAGAAATGCTACTGTAGATGCTCTTATTAAGATGGGCAAACCTAATCTAGCTAATTTAGTAAGTACAAATGCAATGGATGTTAAAACTGCAATGACACTAGCCTTTAAAGAGGTAAAAGGCGATGTTAATGGAACGATTGCATGGATGGAAACATTTAGAGGTGAGGATGTTGAACAGAACGCAAAAATTGACTCATACAGAGCATTAATTGAAAGTGCTAAAGGTGATGAAGTGGCAATTAGAGAATATGTCAAAATGTTTAGTAATGACTTTGGTGTTGGAGCAAAAGACTTAAAAGACACGACAAGTGCTATACAAATACAGCAAAAAGATGGCACAGTAATGGGTGTTACTATGAAAGAAGGTCAAAAATACACTATTGTTACTGATGAGTTTGGTAATCAAAAAATAAACATTATCGAGGGTGCATTTGGCGAATCTGCATCACAACAATATTTGAGAGAATTAGATGAACAAGAAAATGCTGATGACAGAAGTAAAGCCATAAAATATTCAGATGAGGCATTTATAGAAGCAACTGCGGCAATTGATTCAGTACAAAAATACCAAAACGTACAAAGAACATTAAAAAATCCTGATGGAACGTTTAATAAGGATGCTATATCAGGTTGGATAACAAATATGCTACCAAACTTTAAATCAGAACAAGCTGTTATAAAAAGTACAGCTAACTTGATGGGTATTGATGTTATTAACATGGCAACATTCGGTGCATTATCTGAACGTGAAATGAAAATGGCTATGCAGACCAACTTAGATACAGACTTGTCACCTAGAGAACTGTATAAGCAAATTGTAGAAATGGTTGAGTCAAGACAAAAACTTGCACAAGAAATGTATGAACGTTCAAGAAGAATCTCTGAATTAGGCTCTTGGAAGGCATATCAAAAAGAATTTGCGATGGAAAGACAAGGTCATATAAAGTCAAGATACAAAGTTATGAATGACGATGTTAAAAAACATATAAGAGGAACACAATATCAAGTTTACCAAAGCAGATTACCTGAAGGTGTACAAGCAATGGATTTTGCTACATGGGATAAGCATTCAGACACTATGTCAGCTTATGAGGCTTGGTCATACGTAAATTGGAACGATAGAGCCGCATTTATAGCAGATATGCCAGGCATGACATACGATACTTACTTTAATATACTTGGTAAAACAGAATTAGCTCAAAAATGGTGGGAATCAAACGAAGGAGTTAACTAATGGCAAAAACAGGCTTTGAAATATTATCACAAGTTGGTGTAGATAAAGATGAGATTGATGTTGATGAGTCAGTTTTAAATAGTATAAATCCAAACGACCAAACATTAGACATATTAAACAGGTCTCTACCTAGTAATGAGGGGTCTCTCACAGCTCAAAGTATAGGAGAAGCAGAGCCACAAAAAATACGTAGTGCTTTAGGTGGTCTTACTTTTCAATTTGCTGATGAAATAGAAGCGTTTGCAGTATCTTTACTAGAGGATGGTGTTTCATACGACCAAGCCAAGGCTGAAATAAACAAAAAAGTCGCCGCTTACGCACAACAAAACCCTAAAGAAGCATTAGCATTCGAGTTAGCAGGTGCAGTTATTCCAACAGTTCTAAGTATATTTGGAGGGCCTGGTGCTTGGCAGGCATCAGTTGGAAACCTATTTAAAATAAGTCGTTCTGTATTCAAATCAGGTAGTCACACAAGTAAATTAAGTCCTTCTCAGGTAATGGGTAGGTCAGGCACAAGTGCAGGTGTATATTCAGTAGGAGCATCTAAAGATAAAACTTTCGGCTCTGTTGTAGGTGATTTTACGACTGGTTTTATAATTGGTGCGCCAATAGCAGGTGCATTTGTATTAGGTGGCAACGTTGTATCAGGCATTTCTACTTATGTTTCTACATTAGGCAAACGCATGTTTGGTAACACAGCAAGTTTAGCTGTCCGTAAAGAATTACAAAAACTGATGGAAATAACAGGCAAGACTGAAGACGAAGTTGTAGTAGATTTAATGAATGGTCGTTTAATGACAGAGAACCAAACTCTAGTTAATTTAATAAAAGAAACAATTAAAGGTAAAGGTGCGGCAACAGATATTATTGAACAAATTGCAAAACTACGACCTCATCAAACTAAAACAAATGTTATTGATGATTTACAAAAAATGTCATCGGGTTCAGGTTCAGATGCTAACTTAACTAAGATATGGCAACAAAGCCAATCTCAAATCAGAAAGAAAGAAAAAGAACTTTATGATACAGTATTTGGCAAAAAAGGCGGTAACCCTAATTTAGTAAAAGGCATGGGTGATGGCATTGTAAACGATTTGTTAAGTGCGGCTCAGATGAAAGGTACTGGAGTATTTGAAGCACTAGAACAGATATACAGTTCATCAGGAAGTTTAGTTCCCCTATTTGCTAAAAATAAAGATGGAGTAATTAGATTTTTAAGACAACCTTCTTTAGAAGATGCTGAGGTTATTAGAAGAGCTTTATCTGAAGTTTCCTATGACTTGTTTAAATCAGGAAAAGGTACAGCAGGTGGTAATATTAAAGCGTTAGAACAAGCAATAAGGAAAAAACTTGATAAGTTAAGTCCTTCCTTAACTGCTGTTAGAGAACAAGCTAAAGTAGTTCGCAAAGGTCGTGAAGCTTACGAATATGGATTAGGATTACTTAATGCTAAAAAAGGTAATTCTGCTGAGGATGTACAATTATTTATTGAGGCATTTGGTGACGTACCTGGTGTTATGAATGCGTTACGTATCGGAATCACACAAGCACTCAAAAACAAAAAAGGCTATCAATCTATAAAAGAAATGGCTGACGAATCTACACCACTACACAACATAATGCAACAAGTATTACCTGAAAACCAATTGGCAAGTATTATGGCAAAACTAAATGTAGCAAGTAATGCTGCTAAAGTTAGTCCAACTCTACAAGGTTCATTTGGTTCACAGACTGCTGAAAAAATCCAATGGTCAAGGGTAGCAGGTGCATCAGGTGGTAGAGCAGGTGGAGTAACAGTTGCTATTTTCGATGGTGCAATTCAATACATGAAAAGAAAAATGGGTTTATCAGACAAACATGCAAAAGAATATGCAGAAATCATAACTACATCACCTGAGAATTATCAAAAGTTAGAAAAAGCATTGATAGACGATAGTTCTATGGGTTTGTTTATGAGAACATTAGATGATATTATTATGGCTATGTCACAAGCAGGTGGAGATTTAAGAGCTAAAACAGGTGCTGCAGATGTTAAAGAAGCTTATAACCTTAGTGAATCATCAGGTATAGAAGGTTTAATGGAATTAGCAGGTGATGCAGCATTTCCAATGATAACAGGATTTGAGGAGCAATAGATGGCAGAACTAAAAGCAATGACAGATGATGACGTACAAGGCATAGCTAAAGATGCTTTAGATTCTGCAATATCATTTGTTGAAAGTGAAATAGCTGATGACAGAATTAAGTCACAGCGTTACTTTGAAGGTGAAGTGGACATTGGTGAAGAGGATGGACGTTCAAAAATCGTCTCTACTAAAGTGCGTGATTCTATCAGGGCGATTAAACCTAGTTTGATGCGTGTGTTTTTATCAGCAGAAAACCCTGTTGAGTTTATACCGACAAGCCAAAAAGATGTTGTAGGAGCTGAACAAGCTACTAAATATGCACATTGGAAGTTTCAACAATTAAATGGTTATAAGTTGTTAAATGATGCTATACATGATGCGTTAGTGAAAAAGACTGGTGTACTTAAAATATGGTGGGAAAGCAACACAGAAGCTACAATGCATACCTACACAAATGTTACTGATGAAGAAATGATGGCAATTGTGAATGAGCCTGATGTAACAGTTATTGAACATGGCACAGAACTAGAAATGGAAATGGGCGATGATTCTATCGAAGTAGAATCTCCTAAACATACACTTACAGTTAGTCACAAAAAGGAAAATGGTGAACTTAAAATTGAGGGGTTACCACCTGAAGAATTTATTGTAGACAGAAATGCAAAAAGCGTTGATGATGCATATATAGTTGCTCACAGAACTGAAATGAGAGTGAGTGACCTTGTACAAATGGGATACGACTTTGATGAAATTTCTAATTTATCAGGTTTAAGTTCTGATGATGCTTACGCTGACTCAGAAGCTTTTGAGCGTAAAGGTTACGAGCAAGAAGAAGAGGACACAACAGCAGACGTATCTATGAAGAAAGTATCTGTTACAGAAGCTTACATGAAGATAGACAAAGAAGGAACTGGTGTAGCTGTTATGTATAGATTACTTCTTGCAGGTGGAGATGACACATTATTAGAGTGTGAGCCTTATGGTGAAGTGCCATTTGCAGTATTTGAGGTAGACCCTGAGCCACATACATTCTTTGGACGTAGTGTTGCAGACCTAATTATGAACGACCAAGACTCCTCTACAGCAATGCTTAGAGGTATGATGGATAACGTAGCATTAACCAACTCACCTAGACAGGGTTATGTGCAAGGACAGGTTAATGTAGATGATTTAATGAATAATGAGATTGGTGGATTAGTTAGATTAAAGTCTCCACAGGCTCTAGTTGATATTGCAACACCATTTGTAGCAGGTCAGGTTCTTACAGCGATGCAATACATGGATGATGCTGTAGAAGCTAAGACAGGTGTTAGTAGAGCATCTATGGGGTTAGACCCTGATGCATTGCAGAATACTTCAGCGACAGCAGCACGTCTACAAGCACAACAAGGTTCAGCACAGATTGAAGTCATGGCTCGAAATATTGCCGAGGGTGGCATGAAACGTTTATTTAAGCTAATGTTACATCTTATGGTAGAAAATAGCTGTGAAGACACTATGATGCGTTTACATGGTGAATTTATACCTCTTGACCCAAGAACATGGAACACAGGCATGGATATTACAGTAAATGTTGGTGTAGGAACAGGTCAAGAAGTTGACAGACATGCAGCATTATCACAAGCATTACAGATGCAGATGCAGATATGGTCAACTTATGGCACAAGTAATGGATTAGTTACAATGACAGGGATTAGAAATACTCTTGCAGATATGTTGGCTCTTCAAGGTGTTCGTAACGTGGATAGGTACTTTAATCCAATGACACCTGAAACAGAAGCACAGTTAATTCAACAGCAACAGCAACAAGCACAAGAAAATCCACAGATGTCAGATGGTGAGGCTCTTGTACAAGCAGAACAATACAAAGCTGATAAGAAAGCTGAAATGGATATGCTTAAAGCACAGATTGATGCACAGAAAGCTATAGCAATTGATGATAGAGAGCGTGACAAACTAGACCAAGACCTTATAATTAAAGCAGCAGAGATACTTGGTAACTATGGCACTAAAGTTGACGTAGAACAAATAAAAGCGGCTCAACAAGAGGCTAGATACCCACAAGAATCACCTGCTCAGGCAGTAACTGGAGGTAGATTCTAGTGGCTTCAAAACTTTCAATTGTTGAAAAATCTGCTAGAATGAAGACATTAAAGGCTGATGACACGTTTCAATTAGCCTTAAAAGAGATTACAGAACAGCAAGTAGCTGTTTTTGTAAACGCTGATTCGACTACGGATGAGCGAGAGGAGGCACACAATATAATTTGTGCGCTACAAAAGATTGATGATTACTTCGACTCTGTAAAAACGGATGAAGCACATCACAATCGTAAACTTAAACAGGAGACAGCACCTTGAGTACCGAGACTGAAACCAAGATAACTGATGTCGATAGTGCAGTTACAAGCATTATTGAACCAGTAGAAGAAGAGACAACTGAAGAAGCAATTGAAGAATCTCAGGAAACAGAAGAAATATCTGCTGAGGCTGAAGTTGAAGAAGAAGTAACAGAAGAAGAGGCTGAGGAAATCGAAGCTTCTGACTCTGAGGATGACGAAGACCCAATAGAAGATGCCAGTTCGGAAGAGCCTGTAGCACCTGAAATTTTTACTGTTAAAGTAAATGGACAGGAAGCTCAGGTAACCTTAGAGGACTTAAAGCAAGGCTATAGTGGACAAAAGTACGTCCAACAAGGGATGCAAGACGTTGCCAATAAAAGAAAAGAGGCAGAAGACGTTTACACTTCCTTGAATCAAGAACGTGAGCAAATGGCTCAGTTATATCAACAAATCAAAGATGGAGGATTAGCACAGCCACCTGTGAAGCCTACGAAAGAACTTTTTGATGCTGACCCAATAGGGTATATGCAAAAAAACCTTGAGTATGAAGAACAGATGACATCTTATAATCAGCAAATGTCACAACTTGAACAGGTTTCGCAAAAGCAAAGCCAAGCTCAAGAAACTGCAAGACAAGCTTATTTAAAAGAACAGATGCAAATACTTCAAAAGGATATTCCTGACTTTGCAGACTCTAAAAGAGCAACTGCAACTAGGGAGAAGTTGATAACAGCAGGAACTAATCATTATGGTTATTCTAATGATGAGATTTCTCAAATAACTGATGCAAGGGCAATTAAAGTATTGCACGATGCTATGAAGTATCAGGATATTATTTCAGGCAAATCAAAGGCAGAGGTTAAAACCAAGTCTGCGAAACCTGTAGTGAAGCCAGGTGCTAAAAAAATGGCAACTCCAAATGCTAAGTTACGTTCTCGCCAAAGGGCAAAACTGAAGGGTACAGGTAGCATCGATGATGCTCTTGGACTAATTTTAAATACATAATGGAGAAATATTATGGCACAAGCTACTAATACTTTCGACAGCTATGATGCAAAAGGTATTCGTGAGGACTTAGAGAACGTTATTTATGACATCTCTCCTGAAGAAACTCCTTTCTACTCAAGCTGTAAGAAAGTAAAAGCAACCAACACCTACCATGAGTGGCAGACAGATGCACTACGTTCATCAGCCGCCAATGCTCATATTGAGGGTGATGCAACAACTGCTGAAGCGAGAACTGCAACAACTCGTCTAGGTAATTACACACAAATCTTTAAGAACGCAGTAGTTATTCCTGATACTGACCAAGGCTTAGATAAGGCAGGTCGAGGTGCAGAAATGGCATACCAAGTCTTGAAGATTGCAAAAGAGCAAAAACTCG